CGGATATTGCGGTACGCGCCGACTTCATCGTCCTCGGCTTTCATGGCCGACGAGTAGCTCGAAACCGGGATATAGCCGGTGATCGCCTCGAGCACGGCCTCGGTGTCCGGGTGCACCAGGCCGATATAGGCCGCACGAATCGGTTGCGTGCCCACGCTGTTGGTGGCCGAAATCATTTCGCGCACGAACTTGGCATTCTGGCGGTTCAGGGCGCGCAGGGCGGTACGCAGCGCGATATGGTCGAGCGGCGCTTTCAGGCCGGCGCGGGTGGTGCCGTTCGAGTAAATCACGTTGGTGCCGGCGACGAGGACGTCGCGGCGCACGGCGTCCACGGTGGTGCCGCCTTGCTCGCCCAGGACGGTGCCGGCTTCGGTGAGCACCGGATCCTGGTTGGTCATATCCACCATATCGGTGACGGTGACGAACGAGCCATATTGCGCCAGGGTGGCGGTGACGTCGGTAACGGTCAGGTCATTGCCGGCCGGAGTTGCGCCCTCGGTCAGGGCCGTGGTGACGAGCGGCAGGGCCTCGTAACGGCGGAATTTGATCTGATTGCCCGAGCGCATTTTGATGGGGCGTACCTGGCCAAAGCGGCCGTGCACGTCGGCCGGGACGGCGCGCTCCAGGAGGTTGCGGTCGTAGTACGCTTGGATTGCCGGTGGCAGGTTTCCGGTGTTATTCATGGTGGTTTAAATCCCAAATGGAGAAAATTAAAAGCCCATGACGCGGCGCCGTTCTTTCTCGAAATCGGCGGAGCTCATGGTTTCGTAACGTTTTGCCGCGTCGACGGGCGGGGCCTGGCGGGACGCGCCGCCCCCCGGCACCGTCATGGCGGTTTGCTGCTTTTTGCGGTTCTCGAAGTCACGCGCGGCGGCTTCACGGGCAGCGGTGGCCACGCGGGCCCGTTCGTGCTCGATTTGCAGCGCGCCCAACTCGCGGATTGCGACAAGCGGGTCGTTCCATGCCTCGCCCAGCTCGCGCGCCTTGGCCGTGGCCTTGTCGCGGAGGTCGGGGTTTTGCTCGAGCAGGGCGTCCAGGCCCGGCAATGCGGTGCCCACGGTGTCGGCCCAGGCGTCCGGGTCGAATTTCGCGGGTTGACCAGCGGCCGGAGCGCCCGTCACGTAGCGGACGGCCTCCTCGAGTCCCGGGTTATCGTCCAGGACTTGGGGGCGGTTCGCGCGGCGGTCGCGTTCCTCCTGCTCTTTCTTGAGGCGGTTCACCTCGGCGGCACTACGGCTGGCCCATCCCTTGGTGTCGTTGAGCGCCTTTTTCGTGCTCTCGAGCTCGCGCTCCAGGCGTGCGAAACGCTCCTCGGCGGTTTCTTGCTTCGGGGGGTCCGTCGGCTCGCCATTGGCGGCCGGTGCGGGGGCGGGCGCGGGTTCGGCGTTCGGGGCCGGCTCCTCGGTCGGGGTAGTCGCGGCCGGAGCGGGTGCAGTTGCACCGGCAGCGGCGGCGGCCTCGGCGTTGAGGCGGTCCATTTCGGCCTGGTAAATCTCGTCGTAGCTTTGTGCGCCTTGGTTTTCGGTGCCCATCTTGTCGTTTCTCCATTTGGGCCGGGTTGCCCCGGTAATCCGGTTAATTCCCGGTCGCCTCGCCCGTTTTGGGTAGTGAGTTGACCAGGTTCAATAATTCTTGGCGTAAATTATTGGGCAATTGCAACACCTCGTCAATGAATTTGATGGCCCCGCGCAACTCCTCGTTGTTCGCGGTGATGAGCTTGTCCACCTTTTCGGCCCGAATCCGCTCGAATTCCCGGGCCAGCGGCGCCCACGCCTCCGGTATTGCGTTGAGGACGGCTTGCACCTGGTCGACGCGCTGGCGGACGTCCTGCTCCTGGTCGGGCGTCATGCCGGCACCTGGTCGACGGGTACGGCGCCGGCGTCAGGCGCGGCCGGCGGGGCGTCGGGCGTGGTGGCCACGGGGGCCGGTGCTGGTGCCGGGACGGCCGGCGCGGATTCGCCCAGCTCGGAGCCCTCGGGGAGCCCGTCGTCCAGCGTTTGGGCCGCGGCCTGGACTTGTGGCGATACTTGGCCCATGACGTTTTGTAGGATGGCCAGCACTTGGGCCTGGAGCTGGTCGATTTGCGCCTCGGTCAGTTCCACGCCGGCGAGCTTGGCCTCGGCGTTGACGCGGGAGTCCCGGTCCTGGATGGCCAGCTTTGCCGCGTCCAGGGCCTGTTGGTTCGTGCGGTCCTGGAGCTTGGCCTCAAGCGCCTGGATCATCTTCTCTTGCTTGGCCAACACGTCCTGGACTTGCGGCGGGATCTGGCCGCCCTGTTGCGCCTGGCGTTGCTTGAGCGTTTCGTCGTCGTAGACGGGGGACTCGCGGCCCACCTCGCCGGCGTTCCATACCTGCTCGAGCAGCTCGCGCACGTCCACCTTGTCCGCGGTGAGCGGGGACGCCAGGCACAGTTGGAGGAACCCTTGCAACTTTTGCATGAGAATCTCTTTCGTCATGAACGTGGACGAGCCCGTCGCTTTCCAGTCCATGAACGAGGTTTTGCCGAACGCCTGGATTTCCGCCCAGCGTTGCGCGTGCTCGGGGCCGAGCAGGACGGCCACGACTTGCGGGTCGAGATGCTGCATATTCCAATCGACCAGGGCCTCGATTACCGGCTCGATCCACATTTCGTCAATGTTCTGGATTACCTCCTTCATGGGGAGGGACGAGGCGTTCATAATCATGGAAATGCCCGTCGCCGTTTTGTTGAGGTGGTCGGCGTCGGTGCCTTGGGTGTATTTCGTAACGCCCGTGTCGTCGTCGGAGAATTTTTCACTCATGGCGATAACGTGCTCCCACCCTTGCGTGACGTCCTGGACGTCGTGCCACAGGAGCGCGGTTTTGCGCTCGTCGGGGGTGAGCCCGCGTTTCATCTTGAAGCGTTTCCCCGGGTAGAACTTGAAGTCCTCGCCTGGCTCGAAACTGGCCGCGTCCGCGCTAAAAGTCTTGAGCAGCGCAAACGCCTTGCCCTCGATATACAGGCGGAACGCGGCATTAACCACACGCTGGTGCGGGTCGTTGTTCTCCGCGATGCCCACGCCCCAAAACTCGTGTTCCGCCTCCTCGTAGACGCACCGATACGCCGGGCGGTGGCCGCATTTGTAGGGCGAGCGGTCGGCCTTGACCACGACGCCGCCGGCCATGATGACGACGGCCTCCACGGTGTCGCCCTCCTGGTGGTCCGGGCCCAGCTCCTCGCCGGTCCAGGCGGCCAGGGCCTCGGCGTCGACGCGCCCGAAGTAGCGCAGGACACGGACGCGGCCGTCAGCGGCGAAACGGTACGTGTTGGCGCGCAAATCCTTGGTGCGGTCGGAGCCCTCGCCGGCGGTGGCGGCGCTCAATTGCGTGACGGCGTATTCCACGGCCTCGGCGTTGTAGCCCGGGGCGTCGCGCCAGGATTTCACCTCGTGCGGCTGTTTCCACGAGCTCCAGAAAATCCCGAGGCCGGATTGCGCGTCCGCGGCCTCCGGGTCCGGGTAGACGTCCATGGTCGGCCCGTGCTCGAAATACGGCGCGCGGTACTCGAAACGATTCTCCCCGAGCACCTGGACGCCGGAGGCCGGATCCGGCACGAGTCCCACCGTTACGTGTTCCTTGGTGCGCTCGAACGGCCCGAACAGCGCGCCCGTGCCGTAGGTGCACAGCGCGTTGACGGCGCCGCCCATCATGCCGCGGAATCCCATATCCTTGAGCTGGAATTCGAGAATGGCCTCCATGGTGTCGGCGTAGGGCGCCAATTGCTCGTTGGTCGGGCTCGTGTCGAACGGCATACGGCCGGCGCCGAACAGCGAGTCCTTGATCTTGGCGCGTGCGCTCCGGATCTTGCCGCGCGTCGAGCCCACAAAGAGCTGGGATTTCTGCGAGCGGCTGGCGCCCGTGCCGGCGGTGTCGTCGCCGCGCGGGATCCGCATGGCGTCTTGGTAGGCGTCCAGGAATTTGAGCTCCTGCGGCTCGCGCGCGTTCAGCCAGGATTGGAAACGGCTTTGCAGGGTGACGGATAGCGCGTCCTGGCCCACGACGGGGCGCTCGTGCGGCTGGTCCGGGCCGGCGGCCACGGGGGCGTTTTGTTCGGTTGCGTTCATGGGCTCAGGGTGTCAGAGGTTGCAATGCGGAAAATTCTACAGGAGATTGCCCGCCGTCAATGTATTTGTTGCGGCTCGAGCGGGGAGTTATGCACGTGGGCGCCGCCGTAGCGCGGGTCCGGTTGCGGGTTGCACCAACACGCCGGGGTGGCCACGTGCTCGCGCCACTCGGTGAGCGGGACCACGTGGAGCACGTCGTCGCGGTCGGCGTCCTCGAGCACTTGCCAGAGGAGCAGCTCGGCGCCGGTCATGACAGGGCAATCCCGAAAAACGACGTTGGGGCCGTGTCGCCGCCGAGCAACGGGGCCGCCGGCTTGACGATGGCGCGGTCCAGGCCCGTGGCCACCAGGTAGCGCGTGGCGTCCATGAGGTGGTCGTTTGCCTTGACCACGTGGCCCTTGTCGTCGCGGCGGTACATGCGATATTCGGCCAGCCAGTTTTGGCAAGACTTGAACACCTTGAGCCGGCCGCCGCTCATGCGCTCCCACACGCGATGGATGCCGGCCTCGACGCCGTTGTCCGCGGTGGCCAGGTCGAGGCCCAAGTCCTTGTAAGCCTGGAGGAGCTGCGCGCCGTCGGTTTGCGTGCGGCCACGGCTGGCGGGGTCGATGGCGCCCGGGATCCACGGCCCGCGCGCGTCAATGCTGGCCTTGTGGACCACCGGCTCGGCGTGGCCCTTGTAGTGCTCGGAATACAGGTAGACCGTTTCGGCCTCGCGGTCGATGGCGCCCCACACGGCCGCGGTGCGGTTCCATCCGACGTCGAAGCCATACGCGCGCGGCCAATACGCCGGGATTGCGAAGTCCGGGACGACGATTTCGGACTCGGGCACCGGATAGATGGCGCCGGCGCCGAGCTGGGGCACGCCCTTGGAGCGCGCGTCCCGCTGGAATGGCGGAATGGCGGCGTAGAGCTCCTTTTTGACGGCCTCGGACAGGTGGGGCACGTCGTCCCACGTGGCCATGACAACGAATTTGCCCTCCGCGGCGCCCTGCTCGAGCGAGCCCGACGGGAGGAACGCGAGCACCACCTCGGACATACCCATGAGCGGCGTAAACGTCAGCATCAACATGCCGTTGTTGGTCATGGTCCGGAGCAGGCACTCCGTGTAAATGTCGAGCGGCGGCTCCTCGTCCAGGAGGATGACGTCCACCTCCGTGCCCTGGAACGCCTCGCGGCGCTGGTCGTAGGACTTGAGCACCACCGTGGACACGCCGCCCGTGATGTGGCGCACCGTGACGGTTTCCACCGCGTTGC